TTTTGCCAGTGGTGAAATGATGGCCAAGTACGCCAGCAAGCGAGCCGGCATTGGCCTAGAAATTGGGCGCCTGCGACCCTTGGGTTCACCCATACGCGGTGGCGAGATCATGCACACTGGCATGATTCCGTTCCTTAAGAAGTGGTTTGGTGACCTGCGTTCATGTTCACAAGGTGGTATCCGCAATGCTAGTGCGACTGTGTTTTATCCCATTTGGCATCACCAATTCGATGATCTCATTGTTCTCAAGAACAACCAAGGTACAGAAGAAACCCGTGTCCGACATATGGACTACGGAGTTGTGCTATCTGCTTTCTTTTGGCGCAGATTTAAAAACAAAGAGAATATCACTTTCTTTGACCCCAATGAAGTACCGGACCTTTACGAAGCCTTCTATCAAAACACTGAAAAGTTTGAAGAACTTTATGTTGCCTATGAAAAGCGCACCGACCTGAGAAAGAAGGTCATGGGCGCCGAAGAAGTTTTCAAGAGCGGCATCTTAAAAGAGCGTACAGATACGGGTCGTATCTATCTAGTGTTCATTGACAACGTAATGAACCAAGGTCCATTTGACCCTGAGTATCACACTATCTACCAGAGTAATCTTTGCTGTGAAATTCTCCTTCCTACAAAGCCTTTCAAACGACTGGATGATGATCAAGGCCGCATCGCGCTATGCACACTTGGGTCCATTAACTGGGGCGCATTCCGTAACCCAGAGGACATGCGTAGGGCTTGCCGCATTCTGCAGAGGAGTCTGTGCAATATCCTTGACTACCAAGATTTCCTATCAATCCAGAGTAAACTATCCAACGATGAAATACAGCCACTGGGCATTGGCGTTACTAACCTTGCTTATTGGCACGCCAAGCGTGGATTCAATTACGGCGAAAAGGATGCCCTGGCAGAAGTCAAGTCATGGATGGAGCACCAGGCTTACTATCTAACTGAAGCCACGGTGGAACTGGCCAAGGAACGTGGTCGTTGCAAAGACTCTGACCGTACTTGGTATGGTCAAGGCATCTTCCCTTGGGAACGTAGAGCCAAGGGCGTAGACGAACTTACCAGCTTCAAGCCAGAGTTGAACTGGGAAGGCCTACGTGCTGAAATGCGAGCCTATGGTGTACGCAATGCCACACTCATGGCCATTGCTCCTGTGGAATCTAGTTCGGTTGTTATCAACTCAACCAACGGCATTGAAATGCCCATGAGCTTGATTACAGTGAAAGAAAGCAAGGCAGGATCATTAACACAGGTTGTGCCTGAGTATCACAAACTAAAGAACAAGTACCAGTTGATGTGGAACCAAAAAGACTGCGCCGGTTATTTAAAAACTGCTGCGGTCCTGCAGGCCTACGTGGATCAATCGATCTCTACCAACACTTTTTATAATCCTGCACACTTTGAAGGTCGCAAAGTTCCTACCACACTGATTGCCCGGAATCTCATGCTGGCACACCACTGGGGTATCAAGACTTTCTACTACAGCTTGATCAACAAACAAGGTGCCAAGAGTCTAGATGTCGAAGAAGCACCGCTGGAAGCCATCGACTTTGACGATGTAGAAGATTGCGAGAGCTGCAAGCTATGAGCAAACGTGTAGCAGTAGTGGGCGCCGGCATCACTGGCATCACCACAGCATATTATCTTGCTCGGCAAGGATATAGCGTAACTGTCTACGAGCAAGAGCGACATCCTGCTATGCGTACCAGCTTTGCCAACGGAGGACAAATCTCAGTCAGCAACAGCGAAGTGTGGACTACTTGGAGCAACGTTTGGAAAGGCATCAAGTGGATGTTTCAAAAAGATGCTCCGCTGTTGATTCGTCCTCGCTTAGATTTCAAGCAATGGAAATGGATGGCCAAATTCTTGTACAACACTGCACGTGGCGCTTACAAGAAAAACACCGCCGAGACTATTCGCATGGGCATTGAGTCTAGAAAACTCTATGACGAAATCTGCAAGGAAGAAGGCATTGAGTTTGATCGCAGCAACTGCGGCATTCTACATTTCTACAAAGATCGGCAGTACTGGAACAAGGCCATACAAGCCAAGGATATCTATGAAGACAACGGAGCTCAGTGGGAACTCATGGGACCTGCGGCGGCCAGACTCAAGGACAGTACACTAAACAACATCGAAGGCATGGTTGGTGCTGCTTGGACCCAAGATGATTGGACTGGAGACATTCACAAGTTCTGCTATGGCCTAGCAGAAATATTAAAAACCAAATACAAGGTAAATTTCAAATTCAACCATGCGGCCAACGTTAATTTGTTGCTGTCGCTTGATGGGTTTGATGCGGTTGTAGTCAGTGCCGGAGTAGGCAGCGTAGAGCTGGCCAAACAAGTAGGCGATACACTGGATATCTATCCTGTGAAAGGCTACAGTATCACAATCAACAATGTTGATCCCAAACATTTACCCCGAGTAAGTTTGCTGGACGATCAAGCCAAAATTGTCACTGCCAGTTTAGGCAATCGTTTTAGAGTTGCTGGCACAGCCGAACTCGCAGGCGAGAACTATGATATTCGCAGGGATAGAATTGAACCACTGTTGTGGTGGGTTCATACCAACTTCCCCAATATCAACACACACGATTACACTAGTTGGGCATGTCTGCGTCCTATGACTCCCAACATGATGCCTATTGTCAAACAAAGTGACAACAACACAAAAGTGTTTTATAATACAGGACACGGACATTTGGGATGGACACTGGCTCCGGTTACTGCCAGTACTGTAGCGGAAATTATAAAGAACAAACTATGAGCAAACAACAATACGATCTAAAAACAAAAACGGATTATCTAAACCGTAAGATGTTCTTGGACCCAGCAGGTCCTGTGACCATTCAACGTTTTGAAGAAGTCAAGTACAACAAACTGGCCAAGTTTGAACAAGAAGCTCGGGGCTTTTTCTGGGTGCCTGAGGAAATCTCCTTGACCAAAGACGCTCAGGATTTCAAGGATGCATCGGATACTGTCAAACATATCTTTACCAGTAACCTGCTGCGTCAAACAGCACTAGACAGCTTGCAAGGACGTGGCCCCACACAGGTGTTCACTCCTGTGTGTTCGATTCCTGAACTTGAAAGTTTGATGTACAACTGGGGATTCTTTGAAACCAACATTCACAGCCGCAGTTACAGTCACATCATTCGCAACATCTACAACGTGCCCAAAGATGTGTTCAACACTATCCATGACACCCAAGAAATTGTAGACATGGCATCAAGTGTTGGCCAATACTATGATCTGCTGCACCAACTAAATTGCATGGTTGAAGTAGGTCAAACCATTCCCGAACAAAAGCATATCAAAGCTATCTGGTTGGCTCTCAACGCCAGTTATGCGCTGGAAGCATTCCGCTTCATGGTCAGCTTTGCTACCAGCTTGGCCATGGTGGAGAACAAGATCTTTATTGGCAACGGCAACATCATCAGTTTAATTCTTCAAGACGAAATTCTACACAAAGACTGGACTGCTTGGTTGATCAATCAAGTGGTCAAGGAAGATCCGCGGTTTGCTGCTGTCAAAGCAGAGTGCGAAGCAGAAGTCTATCAACTGTACCTGGATGTTATTCGCGAAGAAAAAGAGTGGGCTGACTACTTGTTCAAGCATGGTCCAGTGATCGGACTCAATGCCAACATCCTGCGTGACTTTGTGGACTATACCGCAGCAGGGGCTCTCAAAGAGATTGGTGTAAAGTACCTTGAACCTGCTCCCAAGTCAACTCCGATTCCTTGGTTCAACAAGCACGTAGATGTCAGCAAGAAACAAACTGCGCTACAGGAAAACGAATCAACTAACTATGTGATCGGCGTAATGAGTGACACCTTGAACTACGACGAACTACCTGAACTATGATGTATCAGAGCTACAAACGCAGGGCCTATTGGGAAACAAAATTTTCTGTTATCCCCAGGCGCTGCGATTTGAGCAAGAGATGGATCTGGGGGAAACATGTTCGCGGCACCTATTCGTTGTCCGGTCCTGGCGATCCCATCCCATTGGTGTTTTGGCACCACCGAGACGAACATTTGATTTTTAAACTAAAAGGAGAATAAAATGAAAGCTATTGTATGGTCAAAATATCACTGCCCTTACTGCGATCAGGCCAAGGCCTTGCTGACGCAACGAGGCATTGAGTTTGAAGAACGCAAGATCGGTGACGGGTATACTCGAGAAGATCTACTAGAGGCAGTGCCCACAGCTAGAACAGTACCACAAATCTTTTTGGACGACCAGTTGATTGGTGGATTCACAGAACTTAGACAACATTTTGAGAAAGCAGCATAATGCAAATTGCACTTAAACCGGACACGGTATACACATTTAAAATGAACTCAGGCGAAGAAATAGTTGCCAAAGTAAAACAATCGGGCGGAGATTGGATTATTCTAGAAGAACCAGTGAGCATTGCTCCAGGTCCGCAAGGCATGGGATTGATCCCTAGCTTGTTTACGGCTGATCCCAGTGCTGAAATCAAGCTAAATACTGCCAGTATAGCTTTGTGCGCATTGACTGACGATTCTGTCCGCATGAAGTACCTTGAAGCTACCACCGGGATCAAGGTTCCAGACAAGAAACTGATATTGGGATAAAATGCCTGCTGTGCAACGTGTGAGTGATCAAAATGATGCCGGAGCTGCCATCGAAAGTGGTGTTGCATCTGTGCGAGTCAACAACCTGGCAATCAGTGTGAATGGATCAAAAGTTGCCAATCACGCCAAAGCCAAATCATATGATCACAAGAGCGTTACCACAGCCAACGGTATAGCCAGTGTTCGTGCAGGAAACAAACCAGTGAACGTGACCGGTAACGCTGACAGTTGTTCAACACACAAAAGAGTAGGCGGCAGCAAAGACGTCAGGATCGGCTAACATGGCAACAGGTTTGTACACTCCGTTGCAGTTGATAGCATTGACAGGATTGTTGGCCAACACCGGGCTGGCAGTCAGCACCACACTGTCCAACGCAGTATCCAGCTACAATGCAGTGCCTGCCATTGACTCTTTGTTGGACACATTGAGTTTGGCTGGCTCCTATGGACTAGCCAATGCAACCATTGCACAGTTAAAAACGCTGGGTGCCAACAGTTGCCCAGCACTGGCGGCCAGTGTTCCCGCTGCCTATGCCAACACCATTACTGGTGTGCAGACCGTGGCTACTATACCTGCTACTACCACAGGTGGCTTTGCTCAATTTGTACTGAACACTGGCAACAAATATCTTGGCGATGGCGACATCAGCAAATTTGCAGAAATATGGTCCGCAGCCACTGGTTATCAGTCGCAAACAACACAGTTGATCTACAGCACAGTGAATGCCAACAAAATGGCAGCCACCTTCTCAAACATGAACAATCTGATCACGGGTGACATCACCAAGGTTACCATGGCTGTACCAGCGTTCGCACAAGATCTCAGGGCCATGGGCAAGGCACTGAACCTGCAACAACTCAACGAAATCGGCACTCCAGCAGGCCTCCTGCAACAGATCAGTATCTCCGCCAACATTGCTCGTGGCACCTTGCCAGCAATCACCTTGGCTTTGTTTGAACAAGGCATGTCTGAGAATGAAATTGTGCGACTGTGCACACCTGATCAGTCCAGCCTAGACCTAACCCGTAGCCAGTTCAACAATCTACAGAGAAAAGCCTATGACGCCATGCTCACAATAACTGGCGCCGATCTTGTAGAAATTCTTGATATCTTGGATGTTACCACGCCCGGAGTCAACAACTTGGCCGATCTACTGAATCCTACGGTGCTGTTTGGCGAAAGCTGGAGAAGTCTATCTGTGCCCACCGACAACGGCCCACAGGCCATCTACAACAGCGATGGCACGGCCAACAGCATTGTTAAAACATTTATCAACACTGTGGAATTTGGTCCCAACAACAGCATCACAGGTTGCGATGAGTTGAGTAAGATAGTTCCGCAGGATCAGGCTGTGGCCAGTGTGGCCTTGGCCATCAGTATGAGTCAGGTGCCCAACATCACCAACACTGATATTGCAACTCTAGCCAGGGTGTTGTCATGAGCATAGACACACTCAAAGGCCTAAACCTAATTGAAAATTTGACCGCGCCGGTACCAACGGCAGTGAATTCCTATATCAAGAACACTGTGGCCACAGGTTCGGGAGATTTTGGTGCTCCCACAGTGGCAGACATTATTGGCATTGCCAGCGGTGCGGTAGCAGTTGACGCACTGAATCAAACTACCAGTGCACTTGCGGCCCTGCCGTTGACCAACCTCAAGGCTGTGTATGACAACATGAAGGCCTGTGTGCAAGGTGCATTTGGCCCTGTAGGCGGCCCTATTGTGATACCCTCAGGTCCCGGGGCTGGTGGCTATGCTGATGCTGATACTGCATTTACCACAGGTTTGATCCCAGCTGCCAATGCAGAAATTGCTGCGCTGATAGCAGCTTATCCTACACAGACCTCGGTAATGAATCAAAATTTCAATGCCATCTGTGAGAGAATCATATCCGAGGCAAACTTTCAAACCGCAGCCGGCATCAACTATGACAACCAAGCAGCCGGCAGTCCTGCAGCAATTTATAGCCTGGTATCTAGTTTGGCTTCAGTTGGCAATTACAGTGCACCTGGTGGCCAGAACGACTACATGTTGAAAATTGCTGACATCAACACTCAGGCAGGACAGGCTGTGGTAGGCGCTATTCGTGAAGGCAAGAATCGATCAGTGCTCAACGAAGCTGGAATTCCTGTGGGCGGATTCAATGTGTCTGATAGCTGGCCCGGTCTACCATCAGGCACTGGTACACCGATTGTGCAAACCAGTGTGCTGCCTCCTCCCAGTGCAGTGTCAGTTTCGGGACAGCCCAGCGTAGTACTGCCTCCGCCCAAATATCAAACAACAACCAACCCTGCTAGTGTTTCTTACACTGTGCCAGAGGCAAGGCAGCTGGTTGAATCGCAGCAACTCAACCCATCGGTTCCTACAACTGCTACTAGCACATCACCGTCTGCTCCAGCAGTGGTACAGATAACACAGGTCTACGAACAGCAGGCAGGGGCTCAATTACCCGGCAATGTGTCAACTACCTTGATACAAAATTCTTCGTTCTGGATCAACGCAGTGGTTCATCCTTCAGATGCAAGTACTCGAGTAACCTTGTCTACTTCTGCAGGTAGCTATGTTACCTATCCGGGCATTGATCTCAACACCGATGCTGGCGTTAAAATACAAGTACCGGGTTGGTTGATTCCAAACCTAGGCGTAACACTGTTGACCATGGCCGCCAACCAACCCGGTGGACCCACACGTTCTGACTCTGTGAATTTACAAATTGCCAGCACCAACTATCCAAACTCAGTTACTGTGACACAGGACGGCTGG